TTCTCGGCCACGCTTTTCGGAACCTCGCGGCATTCAGCGGTGGCGGCGCCCTGCACTTCGTTTGCATGGACTGGCGCCACATCGAAGAGCTGATGGCCGCCGGCCACGGCGTCTATGGCGAGCTGAAAAATCTCTGCGTCTGGGTCAAGGACAATGCCGGGATGGGCTCGCTCTACCGCAGCCAGCACGAGCTTGTCTTCGTGTTTAAACAGGGGCGCGACGCGCATCGCAATAATGTCCAGCTCGGCCAATTCGGCCGTAACCGCAGCAACGTCTGGCGATACCCCGGGGCCAACTCCTTCGCCCGCTGCGGCGAGGAGGGTAATCTGTCGGCGCTCCACCCGACCGTGAAGCCGGTGGCGATGATCGCCGATGCGATCCTCGACTGCTCGGCGCGCGGCGACATCGTGCTCGATGCCTTTCTCGGCAGCGGCACGACGGTGATCGCCGCCGAGCGCACCGGCCGGCGCTGCTACGGCATAGAGTTAGACGCTGGCTATGCCGACACGATCATCCGGCGTTGGCAGGCGCTGACCGGCGGAAGCGCTCTTCATGGCATTAGCGGCCGGAGCTTTGACGACCTCGCCCGCGAGGCGGAGGCGACAAATGCCGCCTGAAAAACAGCGCGACTACGAGGTGGGCTACCGCAAACCGCCCGGCCACACCCGTTTCACGAAAGGCCGGTCCGGCAATCCCCGCGGCCGGTCACCCGGCACCAAGAATCTGAAGACGCTGCTCAGTGACGCGCTGAACGAGCTTGTCATCGTCGCCGCGAATGGCGGGCGTCGCAAGGTCACCAAGCGCGAGGCGATCATCACTCAGCTTGTCAACCGATCGGCGACCGCCGATTTGCGCGCGATCAAGATCCTTCTCGACATGCTGCGGGACATCGAAGGCCAGGCAGAGCCGGCCTCTCCCGAGACCTCCGCCTTCAGCGAGGCTGACGAGAAGGTCATCGAGCAGCTCAGGGCGCGGTTCTCGAAAGCGGAAAAGTGATGTTCGAGAACCTCACCCCGGCCGAGTACCAGGTCTTGCTGCGGCAGGACTTCGTCAGCTTCGCCGCGCGCTGCTTCCAGGACCTCAACCCGCAGGCCGAGCTGGCGATGAACTGGCATCTCGAGGTCATCGCCGCCAAGCTGACCGCGGTGCGGGAAGGCAAGATCCGGCGGCTGATCATCAACCTGCCACCCCGTCATCTGAAATCCTTGATGGCCTCGATCGCGTTTCCGGCCTGGTGTCTGGGGCATGACCCCTCGGCGCAGATCCTCTGCGTCAGCTATGCCCAGGACCTCGCCGACAAGCTCGCCCGCGACTGCCGCAGCATCATGATGAGCCCGTGGTATCGGCGGATCTTTCCGACCCGCCTGGCGCCGCATCGCCAGGCGGTGCAAGAATTCATCACCACCCGCCAGGGCTACCGGCTCGCCACCTCCACCGGCGGCGTGCTCACCGGACGCGGTGCCGACATCATCCTGATCGACGATCCGCTGAAGCCGGAGGAGGCGCTTTCCGACGCGCAGCGACGAGCCGCCAACGACTGGTACGATCACACTCTCTACAGCCGGCAAAACGACAAGCGCCGTAGTGCCATCGTCCTGATCATGCAGCGGCTGCACGAAGACGATCCCGTCGGCCACGTCCTCGCGCAGGAGCAATGGGAGGTTCTCAGCTTTCCGGCGATCGCCGAAGCCAACGAAATGCACCAGATCGAGACCATCTGGGGACCGCGATGCTTTCGGCGCCGGCAGGGCGAGGCTTTGCACCTCGGCCGCGAGCCGCTCGAAATCCTCGACCGCATCCGGCGGACCATCGGCGAATACAATTTCGCCGGCCAGTATCAGCAATCCCCCGCCCCGTTGGGCGGCGGCGGTCAAGGCGGTCTGGTTCAAGCGCTATCGCGAGGATGAACTGCCGAAGCGTTTCGACCGCATCGTGCAGAGCTGGGACACCGCCAACAAGGCGACCGAGCTCAGCGATTTCTCGGTGTGCACAACTTGGGGCGTGAAGGGCAAAGAACTCTTCCTGCTCGGCGTATTCCGCCGGCGGCTCGAATATCCGGCGCTCAAGCGCGCGGTTCGCGAGCAGCAGAGCCTGTTCGATGCGCAGGTCGTGCTGATCGAAGACAAGGCCTCCGGCACGCAGCTAATCCAGGAGCTGATCGCCGATGGCTGCCATGACGTCACCCGCTACCAGCCGACGACCGACAAGGTCATGCGTTTGAACGCGCAAACGACGCTGATCGAGAACGGTTTTGTCCGCATCCCGGAGAACGCTCCGTGGCTCGCCGAATACCTCCACGAGTTGACGGTGTTCCCCAACGGCAAGCACGACGACCAGGCGGACTCGACCGCGCAGTTTCTCGACTGGTTCAAGAAGCCTTTTCCGGGTCAGGGATACTACGAGTGGATGCGGATGGAGTATGAGCGCTTGCAGAACCTGGAGAAGGACCGCGAGCGCCATCGGGTTCTCCTGAAGGGAACCCCCGGTACGTCAGTACAAACCCTCTCGGGCCAGCATCTCATTGTGGCGTGGGATGGCACGCTCGAACTTTTCGCTGATGATGCGGAAGCGTTCATCCGGAACGGCTGGGTCAAGCTCGGCGAATGGATCGAGGCCGAGCCACCTGAGGGCGAGCAAATCGCCGAGCAAAACAAACCCAAAGTCACCTACGCCCCTGGATCATTGGAATGGGAGGCCCAACAGGAGCAAGAGAGATTGGCCCGCGTCGCGGCGGAGGAGGAAAAAGAGAAAAGGCGATTAGCCAGGGTCGCGGCGGTGCTGGAGAAGAAATTGTAAACGCTCATCTCTCATTAGGTTTGGAGATAATTCCGATCGTCCACCGCAATTATGATGGCTGGACAATTCGTTGGTCCTTGCCGGCTCGCCGCCCGACACGGGACCACGAGTTCGAATCCGATTTCCTCCAGCGCAGAGTCTCGTGTCAGAATGTAAAGGATGGCTGGATAACCGACGAGATTGCGTCCTGTATCGATCTGATCGACCCGACTTCCGAATCAGTCGGCTTACGGGTGGCGAACCACTTCTCGAACGGGATCGATCATTGGGGAGGCCTTACTGCGCGATGTAGCCGCCGTCGATCACCAGCTCGGTCCCGGTGACGAACGATGCCTCGTCAGAGGCGAGGAACAGCACGCCATAAGCAACTTCGATCGGCTCACCGAGGCGGCGGAGTGGAGTGAGCGCAATCTTGTCGGCACGCTCATTGGCATTGGTCGCATTCAGCATTGGCGGCATATAGCCGGGATGCACCGAATTGACGCGAATGCCCAGGGGGCCATAGCGTACCGCCGCCGATTTCGTATAGATCCGCACTGCGCCTTTCGAGGCGCTATAGGCGGGATGGCCGCTGGCGCCGCCGACAAAGCCCATGATCGAGCTGATGTTGACGATCGAACCGCCGCCGGTCTTCGCCATCTGCTCGGCGGCGAGCTTGGTGCCGAGGAAGACGCTGGTCTGGTTGACCGCGATGATCCGGTGCCAGCCTTCCAGCCCATCGGGATCGCCGACCGAGCTGCCGGAAATCCCGGCGTTATTCACCAGGATGTCGAGCCGGCCATAGCGCGCCACGGTCTTCTCGATTAATGCGACCCATGCGGGCTCGCTGGTGACGTCGATTGCAGCCGCGATGGCTTCTCTGCCAGCTGCGCGAATGTCGGCTGCTACGGCCTCGGCCTGCTCGCCTAACACGTCGGCAACAACGACCTTGGCGCCTTCCTGGGCGAAGAGCCGCGCCTCTGCCTCGCCCATGCCGTGCGCGGCGCCTGTGACGATCGCGACTTTGTCCTCGAGGCGCATGGTCTCCTCCTCGTTTAAGTTTAAGACGGCTGCGGGCTCTTGCGCTCTTATACTGACGCCAAACCGAAGCAGCCACGAGAGAAGGAATGTTTCGGATGATCGTCGGAAGCGGAAAGTTCAGATACCGGGTCAATGCCGACTGGGGGAAATTGCCAGCCGGCTGGTCCTTCAAGGAGGTCGGCGGTGTCGGCGTCGACAGGAACGACAACGTCTATGTGTTCAATCGGGGCGAGCACCCGATGATGGTGTTCGACCGCGAGGGCAATTTCCTGCGGTCATGGGGAGAGGGCCAGTACCCGCGGGCGCACGGCGTCCACATGGCGCCGGATGACACGATGTTCCTCACCGACGATGGCGGGCATTTCGTGCGCAAGGTCACGCTCGACGGCAAGGTGCTGCTGGAACTCGGCGTGCCGGGCAAACCGGCGCCCTACA